ATTGTAAAGAGCAAAAGAAAAACTTCCAGTACCATCGCCTGTAGTAATAGCTAATCTAATGGTATCTCCACTTGTAAAAGTTGTATTCGTAAATACATTCCTTGTCCAAGTATTAAAAGCACCACCATTTTTTGACCAGCGTAAACCAGTTCCTCTTGGTAGTCCACCAGAAATGATGTCCCATTTTAAAGCTACAGGTTCAAGTGTATTTTTAATTGAAAGTGTGTCTGTTATGGGTTCGTTTAGTGAAAAAACTTCCATAACAGCATAATCTAGAGGACTCCATTGAATAGGATCAAGAGCTGGTACATAACCATCTATATTTACAAGACGGTTTCTATTAAGACGAAATACCGGAGAAGTAAAAGACCAGACTCTATTCCGATGCATGTTACTTCTTTTTCTTTTTGCGCTTTGGAAGTTTAGTTCCCTTTGGTGTTTCTTTGGACCAACGGGCTGCAATCTTTGGGTGGACTGCATACATGAACTTGCGCTGTTGCTGAGATTTGAATGGCATTATTCCCACCTTACTTGCTTACCGCTCTTCTTGGCGCGAACGCCCTTGGCGGTACACATTGACTTGGTTGGGCGACATGCAGGATACTTTCTGCTCTTGTCGCTTGCGCTTTTACGACCGCATGGCTTGCCTGTCTTGCAGTCGATCCAACCTTTTCCGTTGTTTCGTGCAAACCAGCCATGCAATCCCTTCTTTTTCTCAAGGGAGAAGTCAGCCTTCTTTTTTCTAGGCATTACTTTTTCCTCTTGGATTTTGAACCCCACTTTGCAGCACCGACTTTGCGGCACTGAACCATAGCACCTGAAGCATAAGCAGAGTGCTTTTTATAGCGAGACATTACTTTTTTATAACATGCGTCTTTAGCCATTACTTCTTGCACTTCCTTCCCTTTGGGCAACTTGCCTTGGAACCACCGGGACCAGCCCATAGGTTCTTGCAAGCCCAATACTGAGCAGTAAGTTTGTTCTTGGCAGAACCGCACTTGTGTCTTGCACGGAAAGACTTACGGGCAGCAGCACTATAGTTGTGACCATAGCCAGTAGCTCCGTAGTGAATGATCTTTTCCTGTCCATTGGCACAAGCCTTGACTACTTTTTTCTTGTTGGGATTAGGAGATTTCTGTGGTCGATTGCAAGGCATGCTTGCTTTGTTTAGCTTCTTAGCCATATTAACCTCCTGTAAATGCCGACATATCAGCACCTGAGTTCTGTAGAACATTGACAATACCCTGTCCACCTGTCTGAGCTAGGTCTTGCTGACCAGCGTTTACAGCTAGGTTTCCTAGAGCACCAGCTACAGCCTGACCACCAGCTTGCATTGCTTGCTGCTGCATCATCATCTGTTGCTGAGCCATCTGTTCTCTCTGAATATCTTCAGAAGATCGTACCCAATTACGAGCATCAAAGCCAAGAGAGGTAATCAGAGCACGGGCATATTCTTCCCACTTAAAGGACATTGCTGCCTGTTCAGGAAGATTGCGTACCATCTCACCCATTTGCATGAGCTTCTGTAGATCGGTGTCGCGGCTAAGAGCCTGAAGACCAGTAATTACTTCAACTGATAGTGAACCTTCATCATCAAAGAATTGTTCATACATTCTCTGATCAAGTTCTTCTGCTTCGATCATAAGGAATACGGAACGCTTTACGATTGGCTCCATTAAATCTCTGGCAATAGCAGAGAACGCACCGCCTAATACTGTCTCAAGTTCTGAGCCAATCATTCTTACGGCAGTTGCTGTAACGCGGTCGCCGCTAGGAATGGAGGCACTGGACATTAGGAAGGCTTGACCAATCTCGCTACGCATGGTCTGAACAGCGGTCTGTGCAGCACCAATCTGTGGATTCATGGTCTGTGAAGGAGACAGGACAAATACATCCTGCTGTCTTACGGGAACCCATGAGCCGTTTGTGGAATCGGCAATGTCATCTACTTCGGTAATACCGGATGGATCAATGCACATCCAGAATGCTGAAGCAGCTGCCATTCCATCAAGCATTGCCCTTGTGTATCCGTCCAGACTTGATAGATCTCCGAGGATATCTTCGCAATGCGATCTCCCGTAGTTTTCTCCGGGTATGCCATACCACCGTAGGACCGTCACAGGACAGATTTCGTATACACCTTCCGCTAGTACATTTCCATCGGAGTCTTCCTTTTTGTATTTCCATACATTATCCTCCTTGAGATACTGGCAGTAGGTTGTCTTATATCCTTTTTTAGCCGACTGAGGAAGCGAGTAGTGAGGACTGATTGCCTCTGGGTCAACTAAGTCATATTCAATATGAATGATTTCGTTTATATCTCCGGTTACTGTACGCTGAACAACGAATTGATCCAAGCGTGTAACACGGAATTTGAAATTATCCATTTCATGTACCAAGCAATCGCCAACAACAATTAGGTTTTGGATTGCCTGATAAATGGTTTCTCGTAAATTAGTGCCAATAAGCTTTCGATAAACCTGATAGCTCATTGTTTCCAAATACTGACCAATTTCTGCGGTTGGCTCTACACCAGACCGCAGACCAAACTTAAAGAATGGAGTGTCATTCAATGGCATCATTGCCGAAAGCATTCGGCTTGCTAAGGATGTTACTCCTCTAGCACCAACAGAGGATGTTGGTTGTGGTAATTCCATTTCTTCTGTCCACCCTTCTGGTGGAAGGAGACTTGGAATAGTTAGAGCAGAGCATAGTCTTGCTCTGTATAGTTTGGATGTTCTCATTGCATCCAACATGCGGAAGCGATCAGCAAGATTATTTGTCATTGATGCCTCCTTACTGGTTGTTCATACCATTATACAATGAAGAGTAAAAGTCTAAGGCGCGGACATTAGTTCCTTGAATGCCCTGAGTTGCCGTTTCTTCTGCCTGAGCCTGTGCCTCTAGTATCGCTTCTTGTTCAGCTTGTGACGCTTCTTGTACAGCGCGTTCTTCTTCGGCCTTAATTCTGGCTCTCTCGGCTTGTTCTCTGGCGACTCTTCGGGTTTCTGCATCTTCAGCAGCCTTTCTTCGCTCTTCTTCTTGTTGTTTTTGAAATTCTCTTTCATCTTTTAGAAGCTTCTGCTGTTCAGCAAAAGTCATTCCACCACTTATCTTAGGGGAACCACCCATATTATCTGCCTCCTTGCTGTTGTTTGAGGACAGCTTTGAGTTTATCAACAACCTCTATCTGTCCTGCTCTGAAAGCAGCTCTTCGCGTGAAGACCTGATCACAAACATCAGGATCATATTCTAGAGGTTTATAGAGTTCTTCCAGAATCTTTATTAGTTCTGGGTCGATTCTCGGAAACTTTTCGGATTTCATTTGTTAGTTCATCTAGTTTTGAATAGATGTCTTTTATCATCAATTTGATTTCAGACAAATCAATAGGAGCTGATAGTCCTAGTTTTGTCTTTGCTGACTGCACATTAGTAACCATTATTTCATTCCTTTTATTTGCTGTGCTAAACGCTGAGCATATTGTGTAGCATATGTTTTCTGAAGGGTTGGAGAAGACATAAAACGAACACGCTCAATAGCTTCTGTAGTTTTTCTTTTTTCTGCTATTTGCGCGGGAGTTAGTTTTATTCTATACTGATATAAGTTTGTACTACGCCCATCAGCAGTAGTCAGTTGATTAGCAAATCTCATATTCCTTGCGGTATTTTGCCATTTACTCCAACCTTCTCTTGTATTAATATCTACTGTTTCCCACTCAAAAGGATTTAGTCCTCCGCGTGGAACAGTTGGATTCATTATTGAATTAAGATATGTTTGTAATACAGCTACTTTTGCTGCTTCTTTTTCACCAGCAAGAAAGGTTTTAATATCTTCTTGTTGTTTGATTACAGCGGCATTATTTTCTTCAACACTTGAGATTTGCTGTTGCGCTCTTTTTTCAGCTATTCTTGCTGCATCAAAAACATAAAAAGCTTTATCTGCTGTTTCTGCGGTTGTGATATCTTGATCAATGGAAAACTTAATATCTTTTATTGGTTCAAACTCTGCTTTGTAAACATCCGTATATCTAGGAATATCTTTTTTTGAGAGTTTTGTTTGTCCTGTTTGTTTAAAATAAGATGCTTCTCCAACAGTTGTAAAATCCAAAAGCCCTGCTTGAATAGTAGCTAGTTGCTTTTGGAGTTCTGCTTTTGTGGGGGGCATGTTTTATCCTTTGAGATCTATGATCTCACATGCACCAGCGGTACATGCCATTGTATGAGAGGATGTTGTTGTGTCTGTCTTTTCATAGAAGGACAGGTTATTGAAATCGACAGGAACCATCGTGTATGCATCATACATTTCCTTGGTGATTGCCTCAAACGGAGCCTGAGCATATACATGGTCAGACTTTGGCAGGAAGGAAATACCGGAGATCTTATCAAAGTTCTCCCATACCCACTGTCCTACTGGCATGAATTCACTGTCGGAATAGTTGACGGTGATGCTTGGCTTGTGCTGGCAGTAATGCTCCTGATAGGCAAGCCACAGATTAAGGTGGTCGATTGCCTGTAGTTCATCTTGTGTAAGAGAACCAGAAGGAGCAGCCTGAGCAAAAGTGAATACTGCTGTTGAATCGGGATTCATCACGCAGTCTTCGACAGGAACCTGAGCATCACGCATCAGCATGTACAACGGATCTTTCTTGTCGATACGAACTCTACGATAATAGTACTCAGCATATCTTGGATGAAGACCGCTGGCCGAATTAGCCAAGCATGAGGTAGTTCCCTCTGGCTTTATGCAAGTGATTGACTTGCTTGGGTTGATACCCAACTGCTTAGCCCAATCAAGGTTTGTCTTGATTGCGATCTCACGGAGGTTCTCAAGAACATGCTTGAGCTTTCCGTAACCAAGGATGCCAGACATCAGCTTGTTGTCAAAGATGCCTGTCATTGACACGCCAAGAAGTCGCTCATCTTCGCAGTTATTTGTCCATGAGGAATCCTCACGGGAAAGATAAGGGAAGTGAGTGAACATGCTTTGGATTGTACCAATGATTGTAGCCATCTCAATCTTCTTAGCCAATGTCTCAGGTGTATCTGAAGCGCGGACTACAACGGTCGATAGGTTGCAGAACTGATTAGGTCTGAGGATAATCTCAGAGCAAGGGTTGGTCCCATAATAATATTCATCACTACGACCAGCCTTGACTGCAATAGCCTTCATCGCATCACGGTTGCAGATACCGCTCTCTCCGCTGTGAGAGTTGTACAGGTCTGTCC